TCTCACTCTCATGGTTTATACTGGAACGCACCAAATGTTCCTTTAATCTTTGAATAACAGAAACAGATGTCTCCTTCAACACAAGACCACTCATACGAGTAAGAATAGCTTCCATTTCTTAATAAGTTATATCCATAAATACAAAAAAGACATTTCAATTTTTACTATTATTAATTTTGATTACATACACTTTAAATTAAGACGAAATTAAACTATATCCTTTAAATATTAATGCTAATTTTTGTATGATAATTCTGTGTTTGGTGACCGGAATCCATACGATTGCTTCATGGAGTCAGTTGAGGAATATCGTTCTTCAAAGAATGCATTGGATGTGCCTACTCTTTCGGATTTGTACGGAAGGGTAAGCTTTAACAACGCGTCATCTGATGAACTGTAAACAGCCAGATTTCTTAATCCACCTACGTTTACTTGAGTTATCTCCATTACAAGCTTAAACTATATTGGTTTATATCCATAAATACAAAAAAGACATTTCAATTTTTTACTATTATTAATTTTGATTACATACAAATTTTACTTTTTCTTAGGTGCAGCCCGCTTCTTAGCAGGTGCTTCCATCTTTGAACCACTATATTCAGATTCCACCTCTTCTACGTGCGATTCCCATAGAACATTAAATTCATCTAACTCATCCGCCCAAATATGTTGAATGGATTTCGCTCTTAGACCCTCCAGAGATTCTTCCAATGCTTTCATATCCTCCTCAAGTGCCGATTTCTTCTCATAAGTTAAATGATGAATTGGCATCTTGGTTAAATATGTATAACCTCCATCACCTTTTACCTTCTTCACCTCTTCTTCTCCTTCCTCCTCTTCATTTAGCTTTGGATACTTCTTGGCAACCAATTGTTCCTCCACATCCTTCATTTTAGTGTTCATCACTTTTAATGTACCCTCAATAATTTCTTTAATAAATCTTACCTTTGCCGATAGCATTCGTAGTTTAGACTCAAATGTCTTGATTTGATATGCCTTGCGGTCACTATACTTGTCAAGACGCACTTTCGCCCATTCACGAATAATATCCGCAACTGTCTTGTACTTGTGAATCGCTCCCTTGTTGTTATAAAGATGCATATTATTTAGACTTAGATTTTTAGAAGAAGCTAACTTGAACTCCGTCTCAAAGGTTGTCTTGAGTTTATCTTTTGCACCCGGATACATCTTTAGAATAAAGTTGGGACGTAAATCCGTATATCTATTCTCAAAGTCTTTGATATATGTACTACCCTCTGCAATAAGACCCATTAGGAAATTCTTATAATCCTCCGTCCAAGTACCAATCGGTAATTCGGTAATCTCAACGGTTGTATCATCCAGCCATTTATAAACACCCTTGCTGATATAAGAACCCTCTTTGCCATCAATAATAGTACCCTTGAATCCAAGATACCAAGGATGTAACTTTTTAATTTTAACTTTGTCAATTACATTATTTGCCGATGCTAAATCCTTCTCAGCATACTTTACTTCCGCATCCAAGTCTTTGATAATTTGACGACACGCCTCCACTAAATCCGCTGGATTGAAACAAGGCACATTCGTTGAGAATCCTGTACCAATACCAAGTGCACCATTTGCTAACACCATCGGTAGTATAGGAATGTAATGTTCCGGTTCAATCGGCATTCCATCATCATCCATATATTTTAGAATGGGATTATCATCAACCCTGTAAATTGTACGTGCCAGAGGACTCAATAGAGTAAAGATGTACCTCGCTGAAGCCGCATCCGAACCACCTTGAATCCGTGTTCCAAACTGACCATTCGGCATTAATAGATTTACATTATTTGTACCCACATACTTTTGAGCCATACCAACAATCGCCTGTTGTAATGACATCTCACCGTGATGATAAGCAGAATGCTCGCTCACATACCCAGATAATTGCGCTACCTTTATTTCATCCTTAAACAATTTCTTTTTAAAGCAACCAAATAGAATCTTGCGTGTACTTACCTTCAGACCATCACACAGATTGTTAATAGAACGCTCAAGGTCATAATTACTGAAATGAATCAAATCCTTATTCACAAACTCTTCATAAGGTAACTCCTTTTTGCTATAATCAAGTACTTTATTACGGTCGTATTTCATCAACCAAGCTTTACGGTCATCCGCTCGCTTTTTATTGAATGCTAAATCCATACTCTCATCAGAAGTTGCACCATTGTAATGATACTCTGTAATACGAGGATGACGGAAATAATCCTTGGCTTCCTCCGCTTTACTTGTACCTAACCCTTTATAATATTTAGTAATCCAACCTGTTGCTGTGGCATGTTCCTTTTGCCAATGGTCAAAGTCGGTTAAATTATAGAATGACTTGGTCTCGCCATTTCTATGAATCGCCTTTACAATCGGCGTTAGCATGCTTACCAAGAATCCATCAATCTTATAAAGAGAAGGCCATAGAGATTGAAATACATTGAATAATAGACCCTTGATATGTGAACCATCCACATCTTGGTCTGCAAGTATCATGACGTGACCATAACGTAGGTCACTCACTGACTTATACTCTTTACCTTGTTCCAGACCAAGAATTTTCTTAATATTTGAAATTTCCTCATTTTCCATAATTTTCTTAACATTCGCATCTTTGACATTCATTATTTTTCCTTTCAGTGGAAATACACCATAATGGTCTCTTCCAACCACACTTAGACCTGCAATTGCCATTGTCTTGGCTGAAAGTCCCTCTGTTAGGATTAGAGTACATAGTGCACTATCCTTTGTTCCTGCACGATTGGCATCGTCCAAGTTGGGAATAAGTACACGAGATACTTTCTTACCATCTGTCTTTGCCATCTTTTTAGTATCGTGAAATTCCGTTAGACTTACTGCCTTCTCAATAATACCCGATTTATAAAGTTTATCAAAGAATTTATCACTTAGGTCACATTTAGACCCAAACTTAGATGGTTGGGTCGTTAGAGTTTCCTTAGATTGACTATCAAATGCCGGATTTACAACCAAGCATTTCACAAATATCATTAGATTATCCTTGATATGCTGTACCTTGACCTCCTTCTTCTTCTTACTTGCAACCATTTCTACCAATTTTTTACAAATAGTACTTGAAATGGAATCCACGTGTTTTCCACCACGAAGTGTATTAATACCATTCACAAATGACACTTGGTCAAATGAACCTTCGCTGTAAGTTGCAAGTACTTCCCATCGGTCACTGCAAGCCTCATATACACGAGGTCGCTCTTCCTTTGTACCAATATACAAATCCGCATATTTTTCAAAGTTTTTCACATCAATTTTAGCGTCGTTAAATGAAACAGTAACCACTGTATCCGTGCAAGCAGATGCATCATATACTCGCTTTCTGAAAAGATTATACATATCATCGGTTAATCCCGCTTGAGCGAAACGTTCATAATCAGGAGTAAATGTAATTTTAGTATAAGGTGCTTTACTGCAGGCTTTTACTGTAGGTTTATCACGCTTTGTCATATTCTCAGTGAAAGTTTGTTTATAGAATTTCTTGCGACGATGGTCAACAGTTTCTACGGTAAATGATTTGCTAAAGATATTTGCAAGTTTAGCACCATAACCATTCTTACCACCCCATAGTTTTTCTTCATTTGCATCATAGTTGGTTGAGGTTAGTAGTTCGCCGAAGATAAGTTCAGGAATCCACACATTATTATATGTAGGGTGTTTTTCAATATCAATACCATCGCCATCGTTTGTTACTTCAATCGTACCAGTGGCTTTATCCACATTGATTTTTATCATTTTTAGTGGACGAACATCCTCTTTACCATTGGCAATTTCGGCTTTGAGACGCATTGCTTGGTCTATGGCATTTACAAGAACTTCATCGAAAATCTTATATAGACCAGGGACAATTGTCAGCGTCTTCTTTATCATCCGTTTAGAGTCATCATCATAAATCCACGTTTCAATGGGAGTTGGCTCAATACTTCCAATGTATGTGTCTGGAAGATTGTAGATATGGTCGCGAAGCTCATGCTTCTTGTATTTATCGGCAACTTCTTTGGGAGGCATTCTTTCGCTATGATGATGGATGAAAAAATAAAAACTCAATTTTTGTCTATACAAATCGTAGAGTCTTAATATGCTTATAACTGGAGCATTAGCGGATGGATATGCACCATATTCCATTATAGGTTCTAATATATCCCTTTTAGCGGATTATGGAACTACTATCGGCGAAGCATATGCTCGTTTCTGGGGAAATAGTGCTTGCAATATAGGCTATGTTATTGGTACATCAAATAGTACACCACAAGACCCACGTTTCGTTATTGGACGTTTGATTAATTCATCAAATCCTCAAGTTGATATGTCTTTATCAAATGGTAATATGCTTGTGAATGGAACTGTTAAAGCAGATTATTTCTTAGGTGATGGAAGTCTATTAATTAATAATGTATCTTCTCAATGGTTCAATGGTGCATCCAATATTTACTTTATGAGTAATGTGGGGATAGGAACGGCTGACCCATTGGCAACATTAGATGTGAATGGAACTGTTAAAGCCAATTATTTCATAGGTGATGGAAGTTTGTTGATTAATAATACATCTTCCCAATGGTTCAATAGTGCATCCAATATTTACTTTATGAGTAATGTGGGGATAGGAACGACTGACCCATTAGCAACATTAGATGTGAATGGAACTGTTAAAGCCAATTATTTCATAGGAGATGGAAGTTTGTTGATTAATAATACATCTTCCCAATGGTTCAATAGTGCATCCAATATTTACTTTACGAGTAATGTGGGGATAGGAACGGCTGACCCATTGGCAACATTAGATGTGAATGGAACTGTTAAAGCTACTTATTTCGTAGGCAATGGAAGTCTATTGACAGATATTACATCTTCTCAATGGTTCAATGCCGCATCCAATATTTACTTTATGAGTAATGTGGGGATAGGAACGACTGACCCATTGGCAACATTAGATGTGAATGGAACTGTTAAAGCCAATTATTTCTTAGGCAATGGAAGTTTATTGACAGATATTATTTCATCTCAATGGTTCAATACAGCTAATTCTAATATTTACTTTATGAGTAATGTGGGGATAGGAACGGAAAATCCACAAGAAAAACTACACATTCGTGGCAATGCCATCGTAACAGGACAATTAATAACAAGTAATTTAGTTCTTACAGGACTATTGAGTGGTTCATCAAATACAGGAAATGCGGTTATTGTAAATTGCGATATATTGCCATCTGCTTGTAATGTATATAATTTAGGTAGTAGTAATTATCGTTTTAAAGATTTATATCTATCTGGAAAAACAATTGATTTAGGGGGTACTCAAATTACACGAGATGATGTGACAGGAGGCATTCAAATGACAAGTCAAGGTGTAATGGCAGATACTACTGTAAAGACACTTTATGCAAGCAATATAGGAATTGGAACAACTGTCCCTTTACAAGCATTGCACGTTGAAGGAAATATCCATAGTTCTTCAAATATTTATGCAACGAATAATCTTATAGTTTCTGGTGCAATTTATGCAGGAGATTATAGTGATGTTGCTTGTAATTTATATTTGAATCCGGATGACTTACAAGTTGAAGTAGCCATTGGTACAATAATGTTTGATTTTGTAGGTAATTCATATATTAATGATACAACTTGGGCGAAGTGTGGAGATGTTGTAGACCGTATGGAATATGATTCAATTGCGAGTGAACTTGGTATACCTATATCTCAAACTACATTTACATTACCTTCGCCTGAAATTCCATTTGATTGGTTAGTAGGAAAACCAGCACAAATTGCAACACCTGTATCATTTCATTTAATTGCAAAATCAAGTAATGTATACGTTCAAAATAATCGGGTTGCCGGATGGTATAATACAGGTTATAATTTAACAGATGTTAATTTTACAACATTAAGTTCATTTAATACATCAACTGGTGTATTTACTTGCAAAATAGCTGGAACATATAGTATGTCGGCACAACTATTAAGCAGTGTAAATAGTACAGTGGATGGGTGGGCTTTTTACAAGAATGCTACCAATTGGACGAATGGTACAGTATATGCCGGTGCTGTTGGTTACGGAAGTGCTGGAAAACCAATATCACTATTTTCATCTATTGTGATACAATTAATCGTAGGTGATACAGTAAGTATATATTGTACAAATGGCACGGTGTTATGTACAAATACTTATATTCCAAGTACATTTAGTGGATATCTCATCAATGGAACATAACGCATAATCATTGACATAATTATTTAGCAATAATCATTGACATAATTATTTAGCAATAATCATTTATCTCATATAAGTAATGGCATCTAAAGGGTATTATATTCGTGTATCCAGTGGTGCTAAGAGTACGCCACAATATTGGAATCAATTGGAGGTTTCATCCAATCAAAAAAATATTTATTATAACTATGGAAATGCAGGAATTGGAATACCTGTACCAAAGNCNA